GTAACTCCTTAGCTTACAGCGGTTTCAGTGTTCAGGATCGAATCGACCCGGCGAACTGGGATGCCGTCAAACGTCATGACGTGCTTACCAGCAATCTGCTCCATCGACAACGTGGAGGCGGCGACCTTCTCGACGATCTGACGACGCAGGAAGGACTTGGTCCGGCGGTTACAGTACATGACCGTGTTGCCGGCTGCGAGGCTTGGCGGGATTTCGACCGCCTGTGTCATCAGGTCAATCAGATCAGCGCCAGTAGCCGCGTTTTTGGTGAGCGCACCGCTGTCAAACTGGATGCGAACGACATAGCGCCAGTCGCGTACAGTCAGGCCAACCTTCCAGCAGTAATGCGTCCGGTAGGCTTCCATGCGGCCACCAGAACCATCAATGTCTTCGATGGTTACTTGGCCTTTGTCTTCGACCTGAAGGCCGCCGACAGTGCCTTTGGGGTAGATACCGTGGCAGGTATTCGGTCCCCATGTGACGAGCCAGATGGACGAGCAGTCTGTCTGACCAGTGATGCCAGCTTCCTGAACAATGTTTTCTGCGTTTTCGGCAGACAGGTCATTGAACCGTGGAGCAAAGCCAGTGATTTCCTCTGGGGCGGTTGCCTCAGAAGCGTAGAACAGTGACGAGCTGAACTCATGGTTCATGCCGTCAATGTGTGCGCGGTCTTCAGAAAGACGGAACGCAGCGGTGTTGCCGTTCAGGTCAGCCAGCACCTTATCGACCTCGGCGTATGCTTCGAGCATACCCGTGGTGTCGGTGATCTGGGCGGTGGTTGACTTGGTTGGCTGGACGCCGCCGTACAGCTTGCGCCATGTGGGCTGCGGGAGACCTGTACGCATGGTGGTGCGGTGACCTGTAGGCAGGTTACCTTCCATCATGGTCATATCCTGAAGGATTTCATTGGTCTCGGTGAGGATTTCCGCAATCGTGTCGATGCGACCATCCGGGTCCAGACGCTTGGTGACGTCCACCAGCGTTGGGTTGATAGCTGAGAGAGTAGCCATTTATTTGCTTTCCTATGCTAGATCAGAGTTGTTATACAGGCGTTTCGCGGCATCGGTCGGCTGCTCACTGTTGCGTCCGCCCGGTACGATCCCATCATCTTCAATCATCTTTCCGATTTTGTAGAACGCACGTATCACCTCCGGGTGATTGCCGAGGCCCGTTTCATTCAACAGGTTCACAAACTCTGGCGTACCAAACTGCTTGATAGCCTTGCTGGCAGACGAGATGCTCGCTTGGAAGGCTGCCCCTCCGTACTCGCTGTCTGCTTTCGCCGCCGCCGCCCACTCTTCACGGGCCTTGGTGGCATACTCGGTTTGCATGTCAGCCCATCTCTGGGACTGGTGCGCGCCGAGATCAGCAATCTTTTGCGCTTGCTCTTGTGACAGGCCAAGGTCTTTCGCCAATGTCTTAAGATCACCGAGAGTGGCGTCATCAATCGTGACCCCCTCCGGCATCTCAAACACATAGTCTTCTGGAGCCTTAGCAGCCGCGTCCTCGGTGGCTTGGTTATCCTCCGTTGCAGCTGTCTCTGCCGCCTGCTGTTCGGATGCTGATGCATCCTGCACGTCTGACTGGCTACCCTCGGTGTTATCTGCGGCAGTTATCAGCGTGTCCGGTGTGGCCTCTGCGGCCTCAATCTGTTCTGTGTCTTCAAGCATCGTTTGCTTCCTTGATCATCTCTACGTAAAAGTCTGGCGCGTGCTGTTGCACCAGTGACAGAATATACAGGCCCACATTGCGCTGGCCCTCTCGAAAATACGTCTCGCTGTTTCCCGTGAAACTGGACTTGTACACGCCGCAGAACGTCATGATCTCGCGTACCATCGCGCGACCACGCTTGCTGGACATCAGCCACGCCCAGTTTTCTGCAGCCTGTCGCCGGCGCAGCGCCTCCTCATGGCGATCACTGGCCTCAGCCTCCAGCACTTCACGAACGTCGAACGGGTTAAACTTCATTTGCGTTTCTTCTTGGCAGACTGGCGCAACGCCTTTGCGGTCGGCGCGCCCTTGGTTCCGGGCTTGCGCATCTTTTCGCCTGACCCGGCTTTGATGCGCTTGCGTTTCGCGTGGATGTTTGCCCAGAGACCCTTCTTTGGCATTACATCCGCCGCCGTCCGGCTGGTTTGGGCTTAGGCTTACCCTTCGCCTTCTTTGGCTTGGGCTTGGTCATCGACTTAGCTGACTTGTATCCCGGCATTTATAACTCCGTCGCTGGTGGTGCTTGGTACCCAGAGACCATGCCCAACAGGTCCGTTGCGGCGTTGCTCTCATTGGTCTTGATATTGCCCAGTGCTTGGCCCGTCTGAGCAGCCTGCGCCATCATGGCTTGCTGCTCCATCTGCTGCTGCTGCTCGGCTCTCTGCTCCCGGATCAAGGCGACCTGATCATTCGGCACGATGATGTCAGGATCGACGCCCAACATATCGGCATAAGCGTCAGCCCAATTGTCCACATCGATCTTATCCAACACTTCCGGCCGCATCTGAGCGATAACGCCCAAGCTGTTCACGTATCGGTCGATGCTGTTCACCCCAATTGCGCGCTGCGCTTGGGCCAGCACGCTCACGAACTCTACATCTAACTCAACACCCTGCAGCTCTTCCGGCGGCATCATGATGTTACCATTGGTAATCATGCGCTCGAACGTGCGGTCGATCAGTGGCTTGAGCAGCTCATGCTGTAGCCTCTCCAGCACCGGGCCGATCATCAGCATCTTTTCTTCGTTACGTGCAGCCACCTCAGTTGCCGTCATGCGCGTCGTGTCGCCGTTCGCCAGCATCAGGAACATATCCGCATGGAAGGCCGACCGAATCAGCTCACGGGCGTCCTGCATACTCACAAGCAGGTCATTGATAGGCAGCGTCGCAGCGAACAAAGGCTGAACGGTGTTTTGCACGCCGATCTGGTCCACAAACGTCACGCCACCGGGCTTCCAATCAATCTCACGCTGACGCATGGACGTCGGCACCTGCAGCGGCGGCTTGGTCTGGTAGTCCACCACGTTCGACCGGCGCAGCGACATATGCTGCAGGGACTTGATGTCGCCCAGTGCTTCCATGCCGGGGCTGTGGCCATACACGTCACCAGCCATGCGATGCCAGCGTGGCGCCATGACCGGGAAGTCATCAAACCCACTTTCGCGCAATACCTTCGTTGTGTCGCCGCCATCATAGCTGGGCTCGAAGTAAACGCTGCGATACGCCTTGTGCATCGCACTTGGGTTGTCCAAGCTGCGCACGGCGCGTGGTTCGATGGCGTGTACGATCTTCACCCACTCATCTAGGTTGCCACGGTCGTACATGGTGCGCACGGTCGGGCTGCAATTGGTGTACCCGAACTCAATCACGATCTCGCCAACCGTTTTTTCGAACTCGCGGTACAGCGTGTTGACCCGACCCCGGTAATCATTCGCCAACGCGAACTCGCCTATCGGGCTGTGGTAGTGATGGATCGTCGTGACTGGGTCTTCCATCATGACGACTGCAGACGTGCCAAACGCGCCCAGCTCCATGTAGACCTGATGCAGCACCTGATACGTGTTGCTGGTAGCGAAGATGTGCAGCATTCGCCGCTGTGTGTCTGCCAGCCAGCCCTTTACGCTGTCATACTCAGCCAGCTCGCGGTCCTGCAGCGTTAGCCGGAACCACGGTCGCGCCGGTGACGACATCCCAGCCATCATGCCGGCGCCCAAAACCTTCAATGCCTGCAGTCCAGCGCTGTCGAAGATGTTGTTGTGGCGCCGCGTGCCCCGGTTGCGGTCGCTTGTGTAGAACCTCGAACTGGTCGGCAGCAGGTAATCACTAATCTCACGCCAGTGTGCGCGCCAGCTGGACCGCTCTGTCTCCAGTTTCGTCCAGCGCCTCTTCAGGTCGTCACGTGATGCGTGCTTCATTTAGCTCCCCAACAATGTGGTTCGACCCAACATGCCTGCGCCGGGCGTTACACCCGTCGGTCCAGTGAGATACGTGCCGCTGACACCCTTGCTGCCTATCGCGCGATTGCGCTTCATCAGCGCCGCAATGTCCGGCGCCTTTTGGTTAGCTGCGTTGAACTCGCGCTGTGCCTGTCTCTGGGCCGCCTCAGCCTGCTTTGCCGCCTGCCGTCCTGCACGCTTCTGTGCCGATGCCGCTTTCTGGCCAGTGTACAGGCTCACTGCCGACGATGCTGCGGCCACTGCTGCTGCTACTGCCATTACAATACCCTCGAATACACAGCCTCTTGTTTGCGATACCGCAATTTTTCAAGTATCGCAAATAGTGGCGTCTCAAACTTAGCGTGCCACGTCATCATCTGACAGCCGCGATCACGCGCTAATCTTTCGGTCTCACGCATCAGGCGCAGCCCAGTGCTGCCTTTGCGATAGTCCGGGTGCAAATACAGCAGATCATTCTGGCACGTCAGCACGTCCGCATAGTGCAACATCGGCTGTATGATGTTGATGCTGTACCCGACCATGCGATCACCGTCGCTTGCAGCCACAGACAGCAGCTTGCCCAGCCCCTGCAGCGCGGCGTACGTCTCCATGTCCGGCTTGATGTGCATCAGGTCTTTGTTTGTGGTCAGCTCTTCCCGGTGACCGGGCAGCATCCACGCCATGTCGGCCACATGCTCGGTCGCGTCGATCTCCTGCAACGTAATCATATCATCTCCAGCGGGTTGTATTCGTGCCCGTCGTCCCTGCGGTGTTCACGGACCCATTGTTCCTTCTCGGTCAGCGCGCCGATTGGCATGGCGAACGTCAACGCCAGTGCGTCACCAAGGTCAGGGCTGGGCAGGCCACGCGCCTTGATCTGGTCCTTGCTCTCCAACTGCTTCTTTCCGTTCAGGTCGAAGCTGTAGGTCGGCGCCGCCAAGTCCTGCTTCAGCTCTGGATCGTCCGGGATTGCACCTGTGATGATCCACTCGGCCATCTCGCACCACATCTCGGCCCGTTTGTTCTTGTACTGCTGGTCAATCGGGCGGCCACCGAACGGCACCTCGACACAATCGATGCCAAGCTGGCGCACACGGTCGATGACACCAGCACCTGCACCAGCGTCGATGAAGATAGCGCGTGCCTGCTGCCGTCTGGCCTCACTCACCACGCGTGCCGCAAGGTCCATGTTGTTCACGCCACGCAGCACGATGGGCGTGCCGGCCTTGAGCCCCTGTCGCGGGAAGATCACGCTGCGATCACTGCCAAACCGCGCTGGGTCCACGCCGAACACGACCGGGCTCCACGAATACTGATGCGGCTGCAGCTCACGTGTGGCCGCCGCCTGCACGTCGGACAGGCTCATCAGCTGGTCATCGCCGGCGGCGCTGAAGTCGCACAGGTATTCACGAGCAAACGCCGACGGGGCCATGTCACGCCGCAGGCGATCCACCTCTTCCTCGTCAAGCGCGTCTGTCTCGTCAACAGGATAGCGCGCAGCGAACCACTCAGGCAGGTCACGCGCCTTGAAGAACAGCTCACTGAACAGGTTGATGCCATTGGGCGTACCAATGAACACGGCCCAGCCTTTGCGGTCTGAGCAGGCTGGCTGGATGATCTCGTACCAGACCTCGGGCTTCATCTGCGCCACCTCGTCCAGCACGCAGCCATCGACGCGCAGGCCACGCATACTGTCGTAGTTGTCCGCGCCATACACCCGGATCACGGCGTCATTGTGCGTGAACTTAACCGACAGCTCGCTTTCGTTGAATTGCACAGCCTTGACGTTGTTGAGCGGGCGCAGCCTGTCCTTCAATCTGGCCCACGCAATGGTCTTGGACTGTTTCAGGTACGGCGCGCAGTACAGGTAGAACGGCATGTGCTGAGTGTTCTGCAGCGCGGCGTTGATCAGCTGCATCAATGCCAGCTCGGTCTTGCCGGCACGCCTGTGCAGGGCCAGCACGTTGAACCTGCGCATTGCCTGATGACACTCGCGCTGCCACTCGCGCGGATAGTATCCAAGATTAATCTGCATCGGGCTCGGGCACGCCAGTTACGATCTGGATCGTTGCGCCGGCGACCTCATGCTTGTTTGTGGTCTTGCTTTCGTGCCAGCCATGCATGGCGTTCAGCTCCCGGATCGCAGCCACTGCTTCGTTGTTTGTCGGATCGTTTGCCAGCACTGCTGCAAGACGCTTGATAGACTGCTCCCGTGTCCAGAGATACTTCTGACTCAGCTCATTCCTTAGCTGGTCAATTCTTGCTGCCACCTTGCTATTGCTAACGAGCCTGCTGGCGTTCTCGTAAACGGTCTTGCGCTTACCTTCGTTTGGCTCATACGCGTCGTAGTATGCGTCTACCTGCGTGTAGCCCATTGCGATAAGCTGCGCGAAGCGCTCCTGCTTCTCAGTGAGGACAGCCATAGCTACAGCGGCTGGTGATCCTCGAAGACTTCATCGTCCAGTGCGTCAATGACAACTGGCTCATCTTCGGTGTCCACCAACACGACCGGCTCGGCCTCTGGCTCGGCGTTAAAATCTGGCTCTGGCATCATCTCGTCATGACACTCTTGGTAGCCGGCAGCCCATGCGTCTGCCTCTTCCTGCGTGCTGAACGTGCGCTTCACCAGATCATTGCCATCGACAACGCTGTAGCCTGTGACGACCGTCTCGGTCTTTTCGATAACTCTCAGAAACATGCAATCCTCATTGTTAAACGGCGGCCGCGGGTAGGAAG